CAGCTGGCAAGGTTTACTCAGATGGGACTTTGCACCTGGACCAGAAGCTCGAGTCCTCTGATCATCGGTATGCTTCATGATGCTACCAAAATCGGAGCCTACAAAACATTTCAGGAAAAGAATCCTCTGACAGAGGAAATTGAGTGTGGATATATCTGGAATTCTGATCAGGTCAAGCTCTCAGAAATTCATGGAATGGATTCGGTTTTGAAGGTCCAGAATTACATAGAACTCACCACAGAAGAGAAGCTTTGTATCAGATTTCATATGGGAGCTTATGAAACAGATGCTTGGGATGCTTATGATGAAGCAATCCGGGTTTTTCCCAATGTGCTTTGGACTCATCAGGCGGATATGGTTGCATCAAAGCTTATGGAGGATGCTATATGAAGACTAAAAAAGCTGATACCAAGTTTTGTGGTGTAAATCAAAAGAAGATTGAGAGAGCTCATCCAGTAATTGATGAGAGAAATCTTAAGTATTTGTATCAATTCATCAAGCGGAGATACAGTATTCACATCAAGAAAGATGTGCTCAAGAAAGATCCTCCCTGGACTAAAGACGAGGTATTGCTGAATTTCAGATTTACCAATATTCGTAGGGAACACGACCGAGAAAGTAAATGGCTTATCAAGAATATAGCAACCAATCCTGAGCTTTGCTATGAAGATAAACTGATGAACTGTATTCTATTCAGGCTTTACAATAAGCATGAAACTTCAGAATTGATCGGTATGCCTATCGTATTTTCTAAGTACGAGGAAAAAGAGAAATGGAATCCCGAGTGGTATAGATCTCTGTTCGAGGTTGCTCTAAAGGACGATCCTCATCGCATATTTTTCACTGGTGCATTTAACACTGGAGGACTTAAACGCGCACTGAAGTGGTATCTGCCCAATGATACTCCTGATAACAGTATGGAGATGAGAATTCTCTACTTTATACGGCATCTTCTTGATGAGGATATCGTGAGTCAGATTAAGGCAGCCAAGAAACAATCTGATGTGTACGATTCACTCCGAAGCTATATGGGACTTGGGAATTTCTTGGCTTATCAGATATTTGTTGATATGACTTATATCAAGCAGTTTCCGTTTTCTGAAAATGAATTCACCATTGCTGGTCCTGGATGTCAGATGGGGTTAAACTATCTATTCAAGGATAGAGATGGGATGAGCTATGAGGAATGTATCTTTTGGGTTAGAGATAATCTAGAAAGGCTCTTCAAAGAAGTTCTTGACAAGGATTGGGATTGCTCTGAAGTATTTTGGGATCTCCCCGAATATGATCAGTGTTTCAATGTCATGAGTCTTGAGAATTGCTTCTGTGAGTTGTCTAAGTATATCAGAGCCAAAGATGGTACAGGTAGACCGAGGAAAAAATACAACGGAAAAGGGTGATTGTATGTTAAAATCAAGATTTCCTTCTTGGAGTGACTACAAGAAGATTCCCACTAGATTTGGATGGAATAACAATACTGAATATGATCGATATACTGGCCGTCCATACCGAAATCACAGACTTGTAACACGGTTTTGTGTTTTCTCTTTGGGCTCATATCAGCTAGAAAAAGTTGATCCGGATGGTACAGAATACCATGGGTATACATACAACTGCTCTTCAAAGCCTGGAATAGTGGCTTCCATAGGTGGAACTACATGCGAAAGATTTGAATTTTCTGAAGAGGGATATACACAAGCTGTAGAATATCTTCAAAGAAGATATGAAGCCAGAGTAAAAGAAGTCACGGAGAAATTTGTGTTTTAAGGAGGAAAACAAATGATACCTGTATTTGTACCCTCCTATCAAAGACCAGATGCGATCTTCCTCAAGCGGAGTCTTTTGTATGAGTTTCCATTGTATGTGTTTGTCAGAGAGGAAGAAGCAAAAGATTATGCTTGGTTAAAGAAAAGACCTGATACACATCTGATCAAGTTGAAAAAAGTCTTTAACATAGGAGAGACAAGGCAAAAAATGCTCAACTATGCCCGTTCAAAAGGCATCGATCGAATATTCATGATAGATGATGATGTTGGTCGATTAGATTTTTCTGTTTGGGATGAAGAAAAGCAATTTGTCCGAGCCTCTGGAACGATTATGGGAAAACCTCAAAATTGGACTGATGTTCTTCTGTACTGGGAAATGCTCTGGGGTGATGAAGCAATGTTTGGAGCTTCGTATCGTCCTTTCAGTTGGTCCATGAAGAAGTCGGAACTTGGTTCTTGTCCCAGAGCTCAACTCCAACAAGCTGTTGGAATAAATGTTAAAGCTATCATGGATGCAGAATTGAATTATCAAAGCAATAGCCATGTAGGAAATGAAGATCTATTTCTGCAGCTTGAATGTTACACTCGAGGTCTTGAGTGCTTAAAAACCACTGAGATACAATATGATTGTTCAGCTATGGGAACTGGCAAAGGAGGCTGCAATGCCTCAGAAAGAGGAACAATCCAAGAGAAGCAACACCGTAGGGTACGCAAATTTCTTCAACACTGTAAATACCTTGGATTGATCAAAGTCGCCATGACTCGATCAGGGATAGAAAGCATTAAATTCAATTGGAAAGAAATTCAAGAATTCATGGAGGAATTAGAATGACTGGACGAACAGAGAACAGATTTACAGTTCTTGATCTTGCATATGATTTTGCAGTGAAACATAGTGGCTGCAAAAAAGTCTCTGTAGGATCTGCAATTATCAAGGACGGAGTTGTAATTGGCTTGGGAGCAAATCGTACCATTCCTGATCTATGCAAGCATAGAGAGTGTTTGAGGATAGAGAAGTATGGTGATGACAGTAAATCTCACAGAAATCCTGAAGACTGCAGGGCCATCCACAGTGAAGTGGATGCTATTACAGGAGCTGCTCAAAGAGGGATATCCACAGATGGAGCTACTATTTATGTGACAAGATATCCTTGTGAATCTTGTGCTAAAGCAATTGTATCCGCTGGAATTACAAGAGTTGTATATGGAGGATCCACTTATATAAGTGATCCAACTGAAGCAATATTTGACATATACAGTGTTGATGTAATATATGAGCCTGATTGGATGGAGGATGATTCAGACAGATGAACTACACTAAATTTTTGACCGAGGAAGAAGCTCAAGTTACAGCCAAAGCTCGCCATGTATATGGGGATACTGCTCAAATTCTTGTTTCAAATGAGGAGCTTTGTGAGCTCGCTGCTGTTTGTGCTAAATACCCAAGATACACTGATTCTGAACGAGCAGTGAGGGGTTTGTATAGCAAAGCTCTTGATGAGGTTGCGGATGTATTCATTGTATTGGATCATATCATCCATATCATGGGTCTTACAGATTCAGACATCAAACTGAGAATAGCCGGCAAAATTGAACGCTTGAATAGATGGCTTCAAAAAACAGAAAGTCAAGATATCACCCTTGAAGACAGAAAAGTTGCCTTTACTGATACAGAGCATTGTTCTTGTGTTGGGTGTGATCATTATGGTGATTTTAAGTCTTTGCGAGCAGGCGGAGCTTGTATGTCTTGTATAGACGGGAGCAATCGTAAATCTTCAATTCAAGGAGAATAACTCATGAATTTGAGCGAATTCAACTCATTAGTTGGACAGGATTCCTATGTGAGATGCATGGGAAAGAAACGGCTTGATACAGCTATTGTTTCAGAACAGGCTGCTGATGCCCATGTATTTTCTGGAGGTCAAATCGGCTGGTGGGTTAGATCAGGGTACATTGTGGTTGATATAGACGAGGGAAAAGAGGAGGCTATTAAAGTTGTCAAGAAACTCAAGCTTAAAACTTTAATAGCCCAAACCCCAAAAGGTCTTCATCTGTATTTCAAATGCAATAAAGAATATCCACAAAAGGTTGGTATGGTTCTTCCTTGCGGTCTTAAGTGCGATTTTCGTTGTGCTAACAAGGGATATGTAATTCTGCCCTTTGGATCTGAAGGAAGAAAATTCAATAGGTGTAAAGAGATTGCTGAACTGCCTTTTGAATTTACTCCTATGGTCAACCGCAAAGAAAGTTTGCTTGGTCTCAAAGACGGGGATGGAAGAAATTCAACTCTGTTTGCTCATCTTATGGCCTATAAGAATAGAGGAGCTTCTGATGAGCAGATAGAAGAGATGGCTGATGTAATTAACAACATAATCTTTGCTCAGCCTATGGATCAAGGAGAGCTGGATAAAATTGTTGAAAATACCAAGAAATATGAGGCTTCTCAGCAATTTGATAATCCTTATTTGATTTACAATAGCAAGGGTGTACCAACCAACATAAACCATAAAGCCATTTGTGAATATTTTGTTAATCGTGGCGATATCTTTGTTTTGGATGGAGAATGCTATCAGTACAAAGATGGAGTATACGTTGAAGCCAGTAGTCCTGTAAGAAATACCATCAAGGATTTGATTGTTGTAGACGGTCTTATAACTCAAAACAGGATAATGGAGTGTTTCAGATTGATCTGTGATGATACTCGGTTGAAAAAAGCGCCTACAGAGCTGAATAGAGACAAAAACCTCATCAATTTTCAAAATGGCGTTTGGGATATTGAAAAGGGGGAATTGATTCCCCACGATAGTAAATATCTTCAAACGATTCAGATTCCTCATGAAGTTGGAGAATACAAGCCTTTTAAGGAAACCAGACTCTATGGATTTTTCAAAAAGACGTGTTTGCCCAATGAGGATATCAAGATGCTCCTTAAATACATGGCTTATTGTTTGACCTTGGATTATGGATTGAAGACTTTCATGATCCTGTGTGGTCAATCTAATACAGGCAAATCAGTCTTGATCCGGTTTTTTGAGACTCTTGTTGGAAAACAAAATGTGGCTTCCTTGAGCATGCATGAGCTGAATATGAGATTTTATCCTGCACAATTGTATAACCGACTTTTGAACTCTTGTGCAGATAATAGTTCTCTTCCATTGAGTAGCATTGAAAATCTCAAGAAGATCACTGGCGGTGACCAGATTATGCATGAAAGAAAGGGTAAAGAACCATTCTTTTTCACCCCATTCTGTAAGCTGATATTCTCTTTCAATCAACTCCCTCTCCAGCTTGAAGAAAAGTCAAATGCTTTTTACAAGAGAATGCGTATTCTATTCATGAATACCGAACTTTTCTTGAATAATGACTATGTGAATGATTTATGCAGTGAAGAAGGAGTTTCCGAGATGATACCATATCTATTGCATTTGCTGCCAGTCAGAGATATTCCGAGGACTAGCACCAGCGATAGATACGTTGAAACCTTGAGAAGAGATTCGGATAGCATACATGCCTTTCTTTCCCGGTGTTGTAAGCTTGAGACTGGTTTGACTGTTGAAAAGAATGCTTTGTATGAAGCATATTGTAGATATTGTATCGATACCGGTAGAGAAAGTCACAAAAAACATGCTTTTATGCGAAATATTCGTGCACAAGGTTTCAAAGAAGTTCGGGATGGAAAAACCAGAGACTATCTTTGGTCAGGAATTGGCTTGAGAAAGGGGAGATAACATGAATACGCTGACTCCAATACCAGGATATGAAAACTACCGAATCTCCTTGGAAGGCAATGTATATAACGATCGAGGACATCTGATTAAACCAGTTCGGACTTTCTATGGAGATGTGGTTGAATTGAGGAAATTTGGTCAGCGAGAGCGCTTATATGTATGTGATATCCTCAGCAGAATTAAGAGACAGGAGATGAACAATGCAAATTCAACCTATGTACAAGATTCTACTCAAGATGACAAAGAACGAACTTGAGAAGAATCCAGCAAAAAAGTTTGTGAGTTCTTCTGGAGAAAAGATTTTTCTCAAGGATATCTATGAGGAGCTCAAGAGAATAGTTTCTTGGCTCTATCCTTCTTTGGATTCTGCAGATGTTCAACGAGTCATTCGATGTAAGAATTGTAAAAATTACAAAGAATATACATTGAAAGAAGGAATCAAGGCTCAAAAATACAAAGGATGTAAATTTGACAAGGCTCCAAAGAGTCCAGAATTCTTTTGTAAGGATGGAGTTGAAAATGAAGCAAAAGATTGATTGCTTAAAAGTAGAGGAGCCCATTTCAGATGTGGACGTAGTATTCACTGCTGTGTACAATCTCATCTATGAAAAGCTTGAAACTGAACCAAACAAGGGGATTGTAGTTTCAAGGGGAAATCCAAATCAACGAAAAGTCAAGTGGGAACAAGTCCTAGAGATGGCTCACACTCTTGAAGACTATTTTGCTTGTAGAAAACTTCAAACTGGAGGGGATGTGTGTGGTTTGTGCGCATATTGGAAATCTACATATGAAGCAAGTCCTTGGCTAGGAGAATGTACTCTTAGAGCAAAACGTCCTATTCATAAATTCAGTACATGCAAGAAATTTGAAAGGAGAACAAAATGAGGACTTCTGATTTTATTGAGAGAGAGCAAAAAAGACAATTAGATACAATTGAGCTTATTGCAAGCGAGAATTTTGTTAGTAGAAATATCTTAAAGGCAATGGGATCTTGCTTTACAAATAAGTATGCTGAGGGTAAACCGTACCATAGATATTATGGTGGGTGTGAAGTTGTTGATGAACTTGAATCTTATTGTCAAGAACTCTGGCAAATGGTTTTCAAGACCAACTATCATGTTAATGTTCAACCCCATTCTGGTGCCAATGCAAACTTGGCTGCAATGATGGCTTTTCTTAAGCCCGGGGATAAGATTCTCTCTATGAGTCTTGACTGTGGAGGACATCTATCTCATGGATCCCCTGTAAATATATCTGGAAAGTTGTTTGATATAATTCCGTATGGTGTAGATGCCCGGAGCTACATCAACTATGATGAATTTTCAGAAAAGATTGCTTTGTTTCATCCTGATTTAATTCTTGCAGGAGCTTCTGCCTATCCTCGTATAATAGACTTTGAGAAGATGTATTCTATCATTCAGGATGTTCGAGAGCAAAATCCAGAATATAATCCCATATTTATGGTGGACATGGCTCATATAGCCGGTCTCATTGTTGCTGGTGATCATCCCTCTCCCTTTGGTTTAGCGGATGTAGTTACAACAACTACACATAAGACTTTGCGTGGTCCTCGTGGTGGATTGGTCTTCTGCAAGCCTCAATACAAAAAACAAGTGGACTCAGCTGTATTCCCTGGAACTCAAGGTGGTCCGCTCGAGCATATAATCGCGGCAAAAGCTGTCTGTGCTGAAGAAGCTCTCGATTTTGATTATCGACGCTACATTCATCAAGTTGTGAAAAACAGCAAGGCAATGGCAGAGGAATTTGTATCCATGGGGTATGAAGTGATCACTGGGGGAACAGATAATCATCTTTTCTTGATTGATCTTTCTCATACTCATCCTCAACTGTCTGGAAAGATGGTTCAGGATGAGCTGGACAAACATAAAATAACTCTTAACAAGAACTGCGTGCCCAATGAGACTCGCAGTCCTATGCAAGCAAGTGGTCTCAGAATAGGGACAGCTGCTATGACCACCAGAGGGTACGTCGAAGAAAACTTTGTCTTTGTTGCACATAAGATCGATGAGATTATACAAGGGATGGTGAAAAACAATGCTCTTGTCTCAGAAAAGTAGACCCAAGCCAGTGTATGATCCTGTATGTAATTTTTGTGAAAAGAAATTTCACATAAAGATAAAGCAGAAGCATGTGGATAAGCACACATACTACAAGTATTTTCGGTGTCCTCATTGCAATCACGAATACTATATTGGAATATTCAGTCCCGAGATAGATAATATGATTAAACAACATAAACCAATCGATGAGGTCAAAAAAGCTCAAACAAAGCTGAGGGAAGAGTATGGGATATGAATTTGTTACGATCGATATCGAAACAACAGGATTAAATCGATATACCGACAAAATCACTTGGATTGGAGTTGGTTTAGCGAAGACCATTGAGGATAGTGATCCCAAGATACTGACCTATGACTATACTTCTCATAAGGACTTGAAAAAGTTCTTGAATGTTTTGAAACACATCAGAGAAGCAAAAGCAAAAGTGGTGTTTCAGAATGGCAAATTCGATACTTTGTTTCTTGAGCATCATCTTGGAGTAAGGATACCTATTTCAGAAGACGTTATGTTGATGGGTACGGCATTTGATCTGGTCGCAGAACACGGTTTGAAAAAGATGGCTCAGACTTATTTGGGTGTGCCTGATTGGGATATCAAAAAGAAAGAGAAATTGAGCGGTGATAAAGATACCATTGTTCCCTATCTTAGATGTGACGTGAAATATACATGGCAGCTATTTCAGTATTTTTCAAACCAAATGACAAGCAAACAGATGAAGATTTATCGGGATCTACTCCGTCCTGCATATAGAGCCTACAGAGATATCGAAAGAAATGGGTTATACCTTGATCTTGATGCTCTTGAAGGAGTCAAAAAACGGTACAATGCCGAAGAAAAACAGCTTCTCAAACAGCTCAAAGCACACCATGATATCAATTGGAATAGCTCAACGCAAGTGGCACATGCATTCTTTGATATTGAACATTTTCCGGTGTTGAAAAAGACTCCCAAGGGTGTTCCCTCTACTTCTGCAGATGTACTGAAAAAGCTTGCTATGCAAGGATATGAACTTCCCAAATTGCTTATGCAGTACAAGGATGTCGCCACTCGAAACAAGATGTTTTTGAACCGATGGAAGGATGACTGTTATGAAAGCAGAATTCACCCCAATTTCAATCTAACCAATGTGGTTTCAGGACGTACAAGCTGCAATAATCCAAATCTTCAGCAAGTTCCGAGAACCAAGGACATAAGAGGACTGTTTTCTGGTGCCCCCGGTATGATCCTATTCGAAGCGGACTATTCGCAACTTGAATTGCGAATAGCAGCTCACTATGCTCAAGATAAGACCATGCTGCGAATCTACCGAGAGGGAGGAGATATCCATACCGAGACAGCAAAGCTATTTACTGGTGGACGTGAACCTACAAAAGAAGAACGTGGCAAAGCAAAGGCTGTCAATTTTGGTTTTCTGTATGGGATGCAAGCTAAAAAGTTTGTTGAGTATGCTATGAATAGCTATGGTCAAACATTTACACCTACAGAAGCAGAACACGTCAGAAATCTGTTCTTCGCCAAGTATAATCGCCTTCTTCCTTGGCATACAGAGCAAGAACTTCTTTGCGAGATGCAGGGCGGGGTGTCCAATATGTTTGGCAGATTTAGGAAACTTCCTCTGATTTACTCAGACAATAAGTGGGAAAGAGCAAGTGCTGCTCGTAGAGCCATCAATACTCCGGTTCAGGGCTCAGGCTCTGATCTGCTCATTTCAGCTGTGACTCAAATCAACAAAGAGCTGAAAGGAGTTGCTTGGATTGGAGCTACTGTTCATGACTCTATTATTGGAGAATGCCATATAGAGGATAAGGATCTTGTTGATGAGACTATCCGTAGGATAATGCTTCATCCAAAAGTCCTTGATGATTTTGACGTAGAACTCAGAGTCCCTCTTGATGTAGATATTGGTTGGGGACCTTGGGGGACACATTAAAAATCAAGTAAATTTGAGATATTCAAAGCTAAATCGTATTCTGCAAAGCTTATCAAAGAATTCCCATAGATTTTACAAGAAAATGGGACTTTACTTTTGCACGAGCTTATAGTATACTTACAACTGTAAAGAGGAGATTCCTCACAATAAATTAAAGGAGAAAATACATATGATCGAAGCAAAAAAGGGCGACAAGGTTATTGTCAAGGGTTTCACCGGTATCAAGCTTGGTGTATTTGAGGTTATCAGTACGACCAAGAAGACTGTCACTGTTCTGAAGAGAAACGGCGATGAGATGATCTTCGATATCAAGACCGGCAAGCAGATGAACGTAGAGGAAGGCAAGGAGAAGTATGCCAACTCTGCTATGGATGATGACGGCAGTTTTGTCGCTCCTTCCACTGCTGGTTCAAAGAAGAAGACCAAGAAGGCATCTGCAAAGAAGTCTGCGCCTGTCGAGGAGCCGGAAGACGACGATGAGGCTGACGATGAGGAAGAAGAAAAGCCTGTAAAGTCAATAAAGAAGGCAAAGAAGACCAAGAAGGCAAAGAAGGTTGTCGAAGACGACGATGAAGATGATTTCGAGGAAGTCGACGACTAATCTTGAGGGGGAATATCCCCCTTTAATGCAGCTGGTCGGAGAGCGCAATCGATGGCTCCTGGCTTTATCAAGCCTTATGATGACCAACAGTGACAAGCCTGTGTAAATGCAGAGTCAAAGGGAGAGTATCAACTGATAGCAGAGAAGTAGGGAGTGACACTATCAGCTGATCATGCGAAAACAGGCAGTAACACACTCCCTTATTGCCTGTTTGTTATTGGGATGTAGTGTAACGGTAACACACCGGACTTTGACTCCGATATAGTGGGTTCAAATCCCGCCATCCCAGCCAAAGCTTTGCAAGCATTGGTTAAAATCCAATCAAGCCCATGTGGCTTGGAGTGTAGAAAAGCATGAGGGCTCAGGCACGGCAAAGCTTAATTCAATTTGATTCCTGTAAAAACCTGTCAAAGCGCCCTGTTAAAATGGTAAAGAGCATGTATCAGGGTGGCAGAATTATTTCTCGTTATGCCTTAAAGACTTTGTGAACCGTGGGGCTGGACTCAGAAACAAAAGGGCTGGGCACCCTGGAAATGACTTCCGCCACAAACGTCAATCAGTTTAAGGTCTGATTGAAGCGAGCCTTGATGAACATCAAATCCAGTGTTGGGCTCAAAAAGTCCGGTTGTTCATACCTCAAACAATTAGAGAGGGTCACTGGAGCCTACAAAATAGATAGGAAGGGGGTGAAATGGATGCACATCAGCTATTCAAGGCAGAGTTGTTATTTGCATTGTCCTTTTCAGCATTGGCTGTCCTATGTAAGGAAACTTGAAAAAAAGAAGCCTGAACGACCCTTATATTTTGGTACAGATTTTCATAAGCTCCTTGAGCTGAGAAATGATCCAGCGGCTCTTAAAGAAGCAAAAGCTGGTATCAAGGATATGTTCTACTCTATGCCTGCCTCTTGGCAAGGAGATCTTGGAGAGAACTATGTTGAAGACTTGTTTTCAATCTTTAAAGATTATCAACACCTGTACAAAGATGTAAGACAACCCCAAAAAACCGAAGAAGAGTTCGAGCTTGAAGTTGGATCCTATCGAGGAGAGCCTATTATTTTTGTAGGCAAGATTGATGAACTTTATCTTTTGAAACACCAAGGTGTAAAGAGCATAGTCATTGGAGAACATAAAACCTTCAATATAAAACCAAATATGGATATTCTTGTTATGAACACCCAAAAGTGCTTATATGCAAAGGCTGTTCAATTTCTTCGGGGCATTTTACCTGACAGAGTAAAATGGGATTACATTAAATCTACACCAGCTTCAGAGCCTATTTGGCTTGAAAAGTCTGGTAGATTTAGTGAAGCAGCTTCTACACAAATTACGCCTATGAGCTGGAAGAGAGCTTGTAAATCTCACAGAATTCTTGACCCCGAAGTGATTGCTCGTGGGGAACGCTATAAAGGCAATATTCCAAACTTCTTTTTCCAAGTTGAGCTTGATATCGATCCAGCAATGGTCGAAACCATTTGGGAAGGATTTATGTACACAAGCAAACAGATGATCCGGTTTGGAGAAACGAATAAAGTACACAATGTAACGAGGGATTGCTCTTGGTGTCAGTTTCATGATATCTGCCATGCAGAAATGACTGGTGGCGATGTTGAATACATTATCGCAAGAGATTTCAAAGAAAAGGAGTAACAAAATGGCTCAGCAAATGGTGAATGGATCCAGATATGATGGGGATATCACTTACACTAATCGCATGTCTTCAAGATATGCGGTAGTGAATCCTCCTTTTGAGGGAAAACATAAAAAACCCCAGGATCCTGAATCTCTTCAGAAGAGAAAAGTACACTTCATGATCAGACATAACAGCAAGGGAAGGAGTTCAAAATGAGTCTCTTAGATTCTGTTGTTGATATCAAAGATTTAGGACAGCGGAATCTTTGGGTCCTTTATGGAAAATCCAATAGTGGCAAGACTTATGTAGCATCGACTTTTCCTAAACCAATGCTGTATGTACAGATTGGAGATGATGGGTCTAATACAATTGCTCATGTAGAAGGCATCTCAGCTATCTCAATTGAGACTGTTGAGAATTTTAAGGCTCTGGCAAAAGAGCTCTTAAAAGACAAGAAGTATAAGACAATTGTAGTTGATACATTTTCTATGGTGGTCAATGAGTGGACTCAGCAAAACGTGACTACCAAAGGAAAAAAGATGACTCAGCAATTGTGGGGAGATCTCAAGACCGAACAAGAAGGAATCATTAAAGATATGCACAGGCTTGCTAAAAAGCATATAGTTGTCTTGACTTGTCACGAGAGCACTGATACAATTGAAGGGATGGAGGACGAAATATCTCCTGATGTTCGTCCCTCGGTTTCAAAGGGTGCTCGCACCTACTTGGAAGGCATGGCAAATTATGGTATCCATACAACAAAGATTGTAAAGGAAGTCATAAAGGGCAATTCGACCAAGGAAGTCGTGAAATATGCTGCTGACATCGGTCCCAATCCCTATTATTGGACAAAACTCCAAATTGATCCAAGTATCAAAGTCCCCGCTCGTATTATCAACCCCACTTATGACAAACTCATGGAGATCATAAGTGTTGAAACAAATTAAGGAGGATACATAACAATGGCAAGAAAATTCAAGGTAGACATGACTGGTGTTGAGAGCTACAAGAGATGCCCTGAAGGAGAGCATCTTGCAAAGCTCAAGAAGATCGATATGGGCACCATTCAGGGAAGTGGAGATGATTGTCTCAAGGCTGTCTTTGAGGTTATCAAGGGAGATGGTGAAGGCTGTCAAGTGTTTGAAACCTTTTCTCTTGGTGAAAAGGCTCTTTGGAAGCTCAAGTCTTTCCTTGAAGCTGTCGGAATGAAAGCTGATGGAAAATTCCAGATTGATCTGGATAAACTGGAGGGAAAAATTTGTATTCTTGATGTGATCCATGACGAATACAATGGTCAGAAACGTGCCAAGATCGCATCCTACATTAAGCCGTCTGAAGACGATGACGACGATGGCGACGATGAGGCTGACGATGAGGAAGAAGAAAAGCCTGTAAAGAAAACTACAAAAAAGGCTCCTGCAAAAGCCTCTTCCAAGTCAAAGAAACCCTCCGAGGATGAAGACGACGAGGATGAGGATGACTATGACGAAGACGACGAGGATGAGGAGGATGAACCTCCTGTAAAGAAGTCAAAAAAGCCTGAGCCCAAGTCTTCAAAAAAGACAGCTACCAAGAAGGCAGTCAAGTCCAAAAAGGATGAAGACGATGAGGACGATGATGACTGGGAAGAGGATGATGACTGAATAAGTCCTTACCCATTTGGTAGCAACTTTTTGCCATTTTAAGCATAGAGGGGGAGGAAACTCTCCCCCTCTGGAGGAGATATCTATGCTAAATGACTATGGAATCCCTGGAGATTCCAAAAATTTGAGGAGAAGAGTGTTCTCCGAATTGATGACCCCTGACCCATCTACAGGGTACATGGATGGGGAAGACTACCAACTCATGAGACCCTATGTAAAGGCAAGAAAACTTGATCTTGAATCCTGCTTGTGGTTAGCTGTTCTTTATGGAGTTTCATATTCTTGTACTACAACCATGAGATTCCTTGAGGAATTCCCGGTTATTGGTGATGTAAGACCAAAAGCAATCTCAACTTTTTGGAGAGCTTCAAAAGATACACTGTGGTTCAATCCAGATAAAAAGTATCTGAAGAATAATGACCAAGTTATTCCGGCTATTCGGTCTATATACAAGCTGTCTCATGGGAATATGACAGAGTATCTTGAACCTCTGCTTGCTCAAGGTTTTGATGTAACATACAAAGAGATCATAAAGAATTGGCGATTCTTTGGTCCACATGGAGCATATCTCTTTTTTGATGCTTTGTATGGTATGCAACCGGAGTACTATTCTGATCCTAAACATCTTGATTGGAAAAACTGTGGACAGACTGTAGTTGAAGGAATGGCACATCTTCTCTGTAATGATGAAGCCATTGAGAGCAAGGATTATGATCTTGATAGATACAATAAAATGGTTGATACCCTATCTAGCAAATTCAACAAACCTAAGATTGTGATCGAGTCTAATCTTTGCTTTTTCCGCAAGCTCTTCAAGGGATCAAGATATCTTGGATACTATGCAGATAGACAATTGGAAGAGTGCTTGTCCACAGAAAAAATTCTCTCAAAGTACGGTATTGATATTTGGGATTTGCGAAAAAAGACCGTTCAAGATAGTCTACGTGGTGAGTGCTATGGATGGCAGGGTATTCGCAAGGATCGTACCAAGCTTTTCTTAACCACAGGAGTGCTTGAATGAGTAGAGTTCTTGTGAATATCAGAGGATGTAATGGTGCAGGAAAGTCTACTATTCCTTTGTCAATGATGGATGACCCTAGGATGTTTGTTGAAGAGCTGAAATACAGCGATGGAAAGCGGATGGGAGCTTTTACAGTATTTCCCTCTTATGGCTGGATTGCTTTGGGTACATATTTTAACAAAACCGGAGGTCTTGATGGCATTCGAAATATGGAGTGTACCATAGCAACACTGTATGCAGCTATCAGTATGTATCCTGATTTTGATATCATCATGGAAGGCATCCTATGTAGTACAGTATTTTCCAGCTATGCTGAGCTTTTTCATAAAATTGAAAAACAGCTCAGCATTCAGGTCTTAATTATATCTCTGCTTCCGCCACTCGAGGTTTGTTTAGACCGTATTCAAAAACGGAATGGGGGTAAACCCATCAAAGAGGATCTCGTGGCAGGGAAGCGAATCTCTGTTGAGAGAAGTCACGAAAAATTTAAGAGAGAAGGATTTACATGTATCCGGGTAGATTCTTCTAGGATTTCAAAAGCAAAGATGCTGTCTGCGTTTTTGAAAACGATAAACAAATACAGGAGGTAATTTATGCTCATTGTTCTTGAGGGAATTGATGGTTGTGGAAAAACTACTCTTGCTGAGACTCTTGCTCCAATATTGGATGCAAAAATAATCCATGCTACTAGAGAAACACCCAATAATTGGGACTGGTTCTATGGTATTATTCAAGATAGTATAGACCAGAACATCATTGCAGACAGATTCTTCTGGGGTCAATTTGCTTATCAATCTCCTTGTGAGAGAAACATAACTGAGGATCAGCTTCATCGGCTTGAAAAGATGATGCGAAGTTGTGGTGGAAAGATAATTTATGTTCAAGCAAGTTGGCCTGTAATCAAGGATCGTCTTGATTCTAGAGGAGAACAACTTTCTTGTTCATATATGCATCTGGTGCATGAGTATGCCAAACTAGTACAGAATTCTTATTGTCCTGTGCTCATTTATGATACTGAAGAAATGGAGATGATTGATACAAATGGCGATCATGTTTGAAGGACGAACTGTCAATGAGGTTTGGGAAAAAGCTTTCGCTGAGCTTAATGCACAAGCTAACTCTGGGTTTACTGATTCCTCTAGAGATGGAGATGTAGTTGGAGAATTTCTAAATGCTGTTTTCGTTGTAGAGGATCCTACTCGAAACATTGTCACCAGCCCTATTCGCAAAATGCCCATGCGATATGCCATAGGAGAGCTGGCTTGGTATCTCTCTGGATCTAACAAGGTCAAAGACATTGCTCAGTTTGCTCAAAAGTGGGTAGATATTTCTGACGATGGGAAGACCAATAACTCTGCCTATGGTTGGAGAATTTTTGAGAAGTTTGGATTTGATCAGTGGGAATACGTGAAAAATCTTCTCAGAACGGATTCTAATAGCCGTCAGGCAGTGATACATATCAAGGATGCTAGCAATACTCCCACCAAAGATGTACCCTGTACAATAGCTCTTCAATTCTTTATCCGTGAAAATGCACTTTATATGACTGTGTATATGCGGTCAAACGATATCTGGATGGGTGTGCCTTATGATATGTTCAGCTTCTGTTTTCTTCAAATGAAGATGGCTATGGAGCTTGGAGTACCCATAGGGACTTATACACATACCGCTGGGTCTTTACATCTGTACAAAAGAGACTGGGAGAAGACTCTGGCTACAAGCGCAGGAGCTGGTTCTTGATGAACTGGGATGCAATGATGGAAGAGGGTCTTGTTAAATTCGCTCTGAAAGTCCTTGATGAGAATAGAGATAAGATTTCTTGGGAACACTTTTGTTATGCTCCAAAATCCTTGTATCTTGATTTCATAGCACAAAAGCGGATACAAAGATCTGATATGGGAGATTATGTCTCTAAATGGGCTAAAGAAGATTTTAACATTGATTTACCCATGACAACTCTGAAAGACATCTTGATCGTTCGCCGTTTAATTCTGGACAAATACAGTAGCGCATATCCCCATCTGGTTCGTAAAGCTGCAATAGACCGGCAAGGCTGGACCCGTGTATGGGTTACAACACACATGGAAAGGGATTTACAGAAGTAATGGATGAAATAGACATGAATAAGCTTCCCAAAATCGTAGCTGTAGATTTTGATGGAACTCTTGTAGAAGACAGATTTCCTGAAATAGGAAAACCATTTACTGAGATGTTTGACATCTGTACGGCTTTGAAGAGATGTGGTGTTAAGATAATTCTTTGGACGAGTCGAGATAATGATACAGCTGCCCGAAATCTTGATGCTGCAGTGGAATTTTGCAGATCTATGGGTTTGGAATTTGATGCAGTGAATCAAAATATTCCAGAAACTATTGCTATGTTTCACAACGATACTCGTAAAGTGTATGCAGATATCTATATCGATGACAAGTCTATTCCTTGTTCTCAAGCTCCTATATTTTGGGCGCAAAAGTTGGGATTGACTTGGACACGATTTACAGGATTTGCTGATGAGTCTTGAATCAAATTTCCAATCTAAAGCCCTGGAATACCTAAACAGTATTCCAGGGTGTAAAGCAGAGAATGTATCAGGAAATTCCCATCAGTCAGGAAGACCTGATATAACCGGGTGTTATGAAGGACGCATGTTCAAGATTGAGTTGAAGTCTCCCGATAACAAGTATGAGGCCAGTCAAAAGCAACGACTCGAGCTTAGAAAATGGAAATCTGTTGGCTGCAGTGTAGGAATAATCTACAGCATGACCACTCTAAAAGAATTCATTAGTGATTTGAAGGGAGCTCCTAAACTGGTATCAGAGAATTTTCTACATGTAGAAAGTCCTGAATCAAACGGATGTATTTCTGAATATACCATACTAGGATGAGATTAAATGGAAAAGGGAAAATTGTCTATTGAAATTAAGCGCAAATATAAATCCCAAATGTATGATGTACTCGTGAATAGTTCTCTCAAAAAGCAGGATTGCTCTTTTGATGAGGCCATCGAATATGTCAACAGCCTTGAAAACAGATGCAGTACAAAGGATTCATGATGAAAACAAAGCCTTGGGCACATCAGCTCAAGGCTTTGCAGTATCTGTACGAAAGAGATGCAGGAGCTTTATATACAAAACCTGGATCTGGCAAAACAAAAATCATGGTTGATCTGATAGTTAACCGAGGATTCAAACGAATTTTGGTTGTTGCTCCTAAAAAGCCTAGCTCAGTATGGCCAGGAGAAATTCAACTTCACTCAAGTATACCCAAGGATAATGTTTTCTTCCTATCTGAGCTGAGTACAGAGCAAAAGATAGATAGACTTACAGTAGCAATGAGCATGGAAACAGAAGATCCTTTGGTGTTCATTTGCAATTATGATTCAGTTTGGAGAAAGCCCTTGGACCGAGTTTGGTTTTATAAAAAACTTGGACTTGACTGTGTTGTATGCGATGAAAGTCACCGAATAAAATCTCCTGGGAGTAAATGTTCTTGGTTCTTGACAAAGCTTGGCAAACAGGTTTCTCATAGATATTTGATGACAGGGACTCCTCTTGCTGAAAATCCCATGGATGTGTATGCACAGTATAGGTTTTTAGACCCAACTATATTCGGTACAAATTATGCTGATTTCTGTGCAAGGTATCAAAATCTTGATGTTCAACTATCTACAAAAGTTGGTTTTCCTGTTCTTGACAAAAAACAGCCCTATATAAACTTGGATGAGCTCAAAGAAAAGATGTTCAGTTGCGCTTTTTATATGGAATCCACGGTGAAATTGCCAAAAACAACTCGGATGGTAATCAAAGTCCCCATGGACCAGAAGACTCAACAAGTCTATAAGGAGCTGTCAAAGGAAGGATCTGTCATAGATGGAGATGGCTTTATGACTGTGAATAATGCTCTTGCTATGGTTATCCGTAAACAGCAAGTGACTAGCGGATATCTTCCCCTCGAGTATGATGATGGAACTAGAGAACTGAAAAGAATCAGTACATACAGAAGAACGTTTTTGTATAAATTCCTTCAAGAGATGCCTGAAGGAGAACCAATTGTGATATTTGCTCGGTTCAGGAAGGATCTGTATTCTATACAAAAGGCTGCTGAGCGATTGGGGCTTTCCTATTCTGAAGTCTCAGGAAGCAATAATACCTTGTCAGATTGGCAACAGGGAAAAACACAAATCTTGGGTGTACAATATACATCAGGCTCTGAAGGTATAAACTTGACTAGAGCACATATTTGTATTTTCTACACTTTGGATCATTCTTTGGGAAAGTATGAACAAGCTCTCAAACGAATACATAGACCGGGGCAAGAACAGCCTTGTTTGTACTACCACTTTGTTGCTACAATGGATTCAGGAGAGACCGTGGATCAAAAGGTTCTTCGATGCTTGAAAGAAAAGAAAGATTATATTAGCCTTGTTATGAGAGGTTCAGAAACAATCTAAAATTTTGTAAAAATTCTTAAATTTCTTGATTTTTCTCAAAATTTTGTGGTTTTGATAACTAAACTGAAGCATTCTTGACAATAAGTCTTGTAATGCTTCAGTTTTTATAACTTTTCTACAAGTTTTCACAGCTTTACTTTTACAAAAACTTATAGTACAATATGATTGTAAGGTGAAGGAACCCCCTCTTAAATCTGAAAGGAGAACTACAAAATGAAAAATGACATGATCAAGATCACCTACGTTGAAGGAACCAGCTTTCTCCCTTGTATTGATCGTGGTACTAAAAAGATGACTAAACTGATTGATGAATCTGTTAAATTCATGCCGGAAAGAAAGCTTTCTTACAAGGTTTTCAAGGCTGGTGAGATGCCTTTTGAAGAGCTACCTGAGTTGATTCAGGTTCAAGTCAAATCTATACTGAGAGCCTATCATCAATGCACCGTTACTTATGAAAACAGTGAGTTCTCTGTTAGTGCCAATACATGTATCCGAGCTGAGTATGGATTTGACCATTTCGTTGCTGGAATATACAAAGATGATGAAATCTATACTCTTGAGGAGCGTCGTCAAAACTTCAAAGAAGAGTTTGGATATGCACCTTTCTTTTAACCTAACCGATGAGAGCTGGATAGCAATCAGCCGAAACTGCCGCAAGGCAGTCTTGGGAAGCTCAATTTTAAGGAGGCAAGAACATGAGAGAGTATACTGTTAAAAATAATGATTTTTCTGAATTTGACTCAATGTCAAATCTGATCTTGGAAAAGATTGACCGTAATGGCACTCATTACTATACAGATTGCAGATGTCCTAAATGCGGTGGTACAGGCTACATCTCCTGTTATAACCATGTTGACGGCGGTGTGTGCTTTCTCTGTGGTGGTTCTGGAAGACACGGAACTAGAATAACCGTTCGTACAATAGAATATCAAGAGAAGTTAAATACCCAAAGACTTGAGAAAGCTCGCAAGACTGCAGGAAAACGCAATGCTAGATTTCTCCATAGTCAGGGCTTCAATACTGACGGAAAGACTTGGGTTGTCATGGGTGAGACCTATTCTCACAAAGAAGAACTGAAAACTGCTGGTTGTAAATGGAATCCTACCTTTGGTTGGCACTTTGATCATGAAGCCACTGGTTTTGACACAGCTGTGGTTAGTATTGAGGACAAGATCCCTTCTTGGGATGATTTCACTGATCTTATCGGTCAGTACAGCAACGATGGTACTTTGTATTTCATCCCCTCTGAATTCATTCAGGATTATGTCAAGTCCCTTCGTGAGCAGTATGTAGCCGACCATGCTCCTAAAACTGAATACTTTGGCAGTGTGGGTGATAAAATTGAGTTGAGTCTTGAAATTGTTCACATCGGTGGATATGAGACTATGTATGGTTTCATTACAGTCTACACCTTTGTTGATTCTGGTTTCCACCAGTTTGTTTGGAAAACCAGTTCCTCTCTCGGAGAAATCAATGCAGGAGATTCTCTCAAACTCAAGGGCACAATAAAAGCCCACTCTGAATATCGGGGTCTTAGACAGACTGAGCTCACTCGGTGTAAAAGAGTATAGACTTTAGGATTCCTTCTCGCACGTTCTCCTCATCGTAGGATTCACGAAAGCATTAAGGGGTGTATAACTACACCCCTTAAAATAGGATTCCTTAGAGAGGACTCTACGACACAGAATCGGATTTTGGAACTATCTCTTTCTTCTCATCATCCCAGATATACATTGGCACTTCAGGAACGGGATTATCTACAGGAACAAATCGATTTGGGCTGACCTGAACAAAAAGTTGTGCCTGTTTCAACAGATATCAACTCCAAGTTCTTTGGATTTTTCCTTGTATTTCTCATGGTATTTGTCCTGAAGTATTTCAACAAAAGACGGATCATAATCTACAGCTTTGAGATCTATGCAGAGTCTCTCAAGGTATTTGAGTTCTGTGTCTACACCCTTTATGAGATCATTGACTTTGTTGAAATCTGCAATCATATTCCAGCTGATAAGATATCCTGCAAGTCTCTCATAGAGAGCCTTTGTTTCGGTTTCCCATTGTCTGTAATCAGCCATAGCTGACTGTACAGACTGTTTACGAACTGCAGAAGTAACATCCATTCTAGTATACTGATACCAATCATCTGGTATTATATCAATGGATTCTATCTCATCCTCAGGAAGAAGAGCGTTATGATGATTGAGATAATAGCGCTTTATTGCTCGGTGTTCCATGGACTCCGCAAGATATTGATATTCATGAAGACGTTTGAAGCCTCTCAAACCGAGAAAATCAAAGTAATCTGCCATCTGATCATGAAACATCAAAGCAGTGACTTGTCTTGCATTGATCATGGAATACACCTCTTTGCAGTTTTTAGGGATTTGCTCAGCAAGCTTTGTCTTGATCATTTCTTTCCCTCCAGTAGAGTAAGAATTTTAGAGAGTTTCTCATCTTGATCGCTCAAGTGATTATGTACATCAAGTACAGCTGAGCTGACGGTGTCTTGCATCTGACTTTGATCTACATTTTCAGAGTAGTTTGCCACTCCGATTATGAAGGATATAATCGTTATGATATCAAGAAGAGAGAACTGTTGTCCTGAATTATTCATGCCAACTTGAGCACACCAACACAGCTATGAGTTACACTGCCAGCTACACCGCTGATCGCCAGTGTTATGAGAGGACGGTTTACACAGCAAGCAGTTATCTCAAGGTCTGTTTCTATGTGTTTGGTATAGGTATTCCCTGCAACTACTGTTTCAGAAGCAATAGCACAAGGAAGAGCAACTCCGTCTTTGTAGAATTGCAGAACTGCTGTCCCAGCTGCTGAAGGAATGAATGTTACATCTGCAGAAATATGGTACAGACCGGATTTAAGGACTCGAACACTTGCTGAGTTGAGTCTGAGAGAGCAACCGCTTTCAACAACAGGAGTACCCTCTATCACCAGAGGAGTGACTGCTGCAGTGAATGCTTGAGCAGTGTTGTTATAACTGCGAATGCAAGACTTGGAATATTGGTTAGACATCTGAATTCTCCTTTCATCACAAAGGGAGGGCAATTGCCCTCCCCCATTTGAGTTATTGGGCATAACTATATGCCGAAATGTTTTGGCTTAATCAGCCGCAATTACCGCAGCCATAGCCATTTCCGCAACCATTTGCAACATAGGGACTGCAAGTGATATAAGCGGGACGAGCAACAGGCTGGAGCTGATTTACCAGATATTGATTCTGCAGGAACTGGCTGTTCTCGAACTTTGCATCCTGAAGCTTATCGCGCAGCTCCTGGATAGTGTTCTGGGTCAGCATAGCTCTGGTTGCATCACCATCAGTTCTGATAGCGTTGACAATGTCGCAGGTGTTCTTGTAGTTCTCCGCTTTGACCGAGTCAATGTTGCGGTTGGTCTCGCAGCAACACTGCTGAGAAGCAAACCTGTTCTCTTGGATCTGATTGCCTACACCATTAAAGCCCTGAAGCATAGTGGTGTTCTGTGCATAGAAGCCGTCGCACAGGCCATTCTGGATGCCAAGAACAGATCTCTGCAGGTTGTTGAAGTTGAACTCTTGGCACATATCAGACCGAGTCAGAGCACCCTGAGTAGCAGCACCATTGCCGAAGCCAAAGCCGCCACCGCCCCAAGCAAGCAGGAAGAACAGGAAGAACACCCAAATCCAGGTGCCATTCGCGCCCCCAAACATGCCATCATTTCCTCTGTCCTGAAGAGCAAGAGCATCAGCTACAGACAGACCACTTCCGGATTCCATTCCCATGATCATTTCCTCCTTATATAAGATTTATCTCAACCCAGCGGGAACTGGGATTGAAATTGAGACCAAGCTTGGTTCATATCCAAGCCTTTCTGTTTACAGATGTTTTGACAAGTTTGTTGAATTTCTGATACAGACTTGCCTTGACTCATCTGTTGAGCCTGCCGAAATAAAGGATTTGCCCCAAACTGTTTCATCATAAACTGCATAGGATTCATCGTCGCACCCATCATTTGAAACGGATTCATCATTTTGCAGCTCCTTTCGCAGTATTCTTTTGTTCAAGTTTTGTTATTCTATCAGACATATTTGAAAGAGCTTCTTCCAAGGTTTCTTGTTTTACATAACCTGAGAGATCAACGGTTGGACTCGGAGCAACTTCTGAAACAGGTGGTATAGGATCTTCCTGAACATAACGATTGAATATGATATTCCCATCCAAACCAAGTTGTTTTGTATAGATTCTCTTGTGTGTCTTGTCAACAAATACATTTATAGACCCATCAAAATCTATCATGGCAGCATTGGCTTCTTGCTCATTAGCAACTGGTCTACCCTTGATCATAGGTGTGGACATGTTCTGAGAGTTGAAATTTGGTTGATTGAACTGCATTCCAAGGTTTGGATTGTATGCTGGATATTGGGTTTCCATCATTTGTAGACGTTGTTGAGCACTTTGCATTGAAGGATTGTAGTATGGTTGTTGATACATAGGTGCTCCTCCTTTATAGAATTCTTCCTATGCTAGTATCATACTACCGAAAGAACACCTATAAGTATCGATAAAAGAGCTGAAAAGTATAGAAAAAGTACCTGCATCAATTGATGCAGGTACTGAGTTAGAACATATGATTGAGCTTTTCAAGGGCTTTTGCGTGTCGTTTCTTGATTGTGCTTTCAGAATAGCCAAGGAGATCAGCTATGTATCGAAAGTCTTTGTCATCAAGATAATGCAAGGAAAGGATTTGCTTGTCTTCATTGGATAGGGTTGAACGATTCAGGAGATCATTGAAAGTCAAGATATCAGGAATTTGTTGGAGTTGTTTCCTCGTCTGTATATGTTTTTCATGTTTATTCACTTCTTCATATACTTCCCACATGTCGGACATCGTTTAGTGCCCTTTCCCGTCCGTCTTGTTCTTCGTTTAGTGACTGTTCTCCTCGTTGTTGTTATTGTTTGCGTTGCCATAATTATCTACCTCCGGAGTATTTTGATTGTACGTCGCATTTTCTCCTGACTGATAAACATTATTGCTGCCCGGTTCATTCGCGCTTTGATGGACAGAAGTAGTGTATGTGTCTTCGGTCACTTCGTAATCCCATTGAGATTCATACCACAGAAAACCCCCAACAATTGCGAGATTGATGAAGAGACTCACAATGAGAGCGATCCACAGTCTTCTGTTTTCTTTTGCTCGATCTTGAAGAAGTTTCATGGTGACTCTATTGAGTGCAATGCTTTGATCCAGAGCTCCAGTTTCTTGCTTCATATCGTTCAGATCTCTATCAACCACTGCTGTATTATCTCCTGTCGTTTAAGTTTTGCAATATCTGCTTGAGTAAAGAGCTGATGTTTTCAAAACTAGTCAATCGTACTTCTGTATTGTTTAACCGAATCTTGAAATCCTCCATCTCTTCTTTCAAAATGTTGATCTTTTCATCGTGGGATCTAACCAAAAGAGCCATGGAATTTTGAGCTGCAGTGCTGTTTTTGATATCTGTTTTGATATCTTCAATTCCTTTAAGGGCTTGCTCCAGCTTTTGCTGGAGCACCCCATCATTTTTAGCTCTGGATTTAATCCCTACAATGAACCCAGCTACACCAATGGCGCAACCAATTAAGCTTATGATATAAGCTACAGTCGGTTGATCCATAGTCACTGTCTATTGGGTTCAGTGTACTTCATTGCCCTATCGCTGTCGCTCAGTCCAGCTGTGGTGGGATCCTGAATCAAACCGAGAAAACCGAGAATCTGAAGGATTGCTGCAATTAGATCAGCAACAGTCTCCTGCGGAACAGGAACAGTGACCCCGAACATGGTGAGAAACTGATACACAGTGGACAGGACAAAAGCACAAAATGCAGTCACCCAAGCTTTGTTCTTAAAACGGACTTTCCAGTTGATATTCATTGTAATATCCTCCTTGATTTTTGTTTAGACTTTTGCTTTGTAGATTACTGATTATTTGTTCATGGGAATCACCCCCTTATTGATTCAAAAGCGCATTCCAAGTGTTTATACCACATATTCCATCTGCATCCAAGTTATGGGCAGATTGAAAAGTCTTGAGTGCATCTTTTGTTTGTGTTCCAAATTCCCCATCAATCCATCTTGGATCATAACCAGCATATGCGAGTGCTACTTGAAGCATTGCAACGGTGACATCCTTATCGCCAGTCTTTAATTCAGGGAGTTGGACGACAATATTCCTTTCAAGTTGCGGAGATGTAGGTTTTACAACACTGGGCTCAGAATTTCCGCAGTATCGAAGAACTGCATCCCAAGGATAATTGTAGTAGTCCCGGATGTAGAGTTCTCTCCCGGTTTGATCTCCAGCTTGTCCACCAGTTGTACTGCCAAATTCATTGATACTCGCTTGAACAATTTTGCCATATCCGCAGTACATAGCAGTATGATGTGTATGATTGAGAAGAACATCGCCACGCTTCAAACCCATGCCAGATATAAGCCCTATTTGAGTAGTTACATCCTCAAACCCGCAGACTTTGAACACGGAATACATGTTTCCGGTGTATGTTGCTCCTTTAGTTTTTACAGGGACTCCAGCATATTCCCAAGCTTGAATTACAGCAGAAGAACAGTCATAATCAGGTCCCCAACGATTCGATTGGTCATATCCATGTGAATCATCTTTTGCCCAACCTTCCATGTTTTCAATGGCTTGCTCAATTATACTGTCTCTTTCAGTTTCAGTCATGTAACAACTTCCTCCCACCATTGTGCATACTCACTAGGAGCATATACATTGTTATCATGTGTACTGCGGTATATTTTGCTGTTCTCAGTACAACAATCCCCAGTCATGTATGGGCTTGTCGCAAGAGCAACAAACGGCAATGCTTTTGCCGGATCAGTTGACCACTTAAAGCCCCACTGCGCGGGGAGCGTCTCCGGCTCTCCGGGGTAGATGGTGCTATCATAAAGTTGAAGCAACTTTACAACACGTCCTGCAGATGACTTACAGACAAAGCCAACTTCGCGTTCAAGCATGTTTTTAACTGATACAGCAGCTATAAAACTTGGAATGTATTCTTCTTCTGCATACAATTCTGTGCCAGTCATTGCATTCGCCCTGCCTTGTAAATATAAAGCAGCATTGCGAGACGTCTCGCGTATGGTGTTCAGTGTTTCGGCTTTTGTCATATGCTGTTCACTCCCTCTTGAATTGCTGTTGTGATCTCATCGGTTGTAGGCGCTTCAGCGAGTGCTTTTTGTGCCGCAATAAGTTGATCAAGCAGGTATTGCTGCTGCTCGTCATCGTATTGACGTATGTCACGCCATGGGGCGATCATCAGTCCAGCAAATTCCTCGCCGTCTTCGCGTGTCCATGTCTCGCCCGCAGGGACATAGCGGTAACTCTCGACCAGATTGGTGCACTTGTTGTCGAAGAACGAATCTTCAAATGCAGCGCGGTCATCTGCCTGAGTTGTGTAGACTTTGCGGTTCGAATCTATGTAGATTGTCATTTGTGCCTCCTGTTTACGGTTTTAGCCACACTTTTGTGCATGTGCTTTGTTTCGTAAAGCCAAAAACAACCACTACATAGCCCGTCAATGACAGATTGGTAATATCAAACTGTAGGGTTACCTGGCTTAAAACTTGTTTCGTAGTTCTCGCTACACCGTTATCAAAGACATTTGTAAAACTATAGCTAGAACTCAACCCAGATACGTTTCCGAGATTAGTCGTCCTTACCCCAACGCCAATCCCTCTTTCACTCGCAATGCCCCACGTTTCGTACTGGTCAGAGTCATATATATTCGCTTGATTGAACGTAGCACATAACGTCTTGTACTTCGAAAAATCTACTGCTGAATTGCAAGTGAAAACCGTAAAGTTGTATGCCCAATCATCGCCAGAAAAAAGCCCAGCACTTGTTTTTGAGCCATGTCTTCCACTCATCGTATTTCTATACGCTACGCTCCATCCATATGCGGATGAGCCACCATCAAGGAGAATGAGCTCATATATCAGCGTCAAGCTTTCCGCCTGCCCGTTAGTTGTGATACTCACCGTGCCGGACCGGCTCAGTGATCCATTCGTACAACTAACTGTCCACGTACCAACAGCCGGGGCAATGCACGCCCATGTTCCGGATGTGTCTGGCGCGGTTAGTGTTGTTACACCATCTGTTGCCGTACAAGTAGACCCTGCGGGGTATGTGACATTGATTGTCGCCGCAAAGTATGCAATAGTTACAGCATAATCGGCAGTAATTGTTACTGTGCGTGTTGCTGTTTGCTCTCCATTTGTCATTGTTACTGTCCACGTGCCAGATGACAATCCCTTAAAGACTGCTTTCCCAAGGCTATTGAATGAACGTGTGTAGACTTTTTCGTCTTTGCTTACCGTGACCGTATCTCCAGCAACACCAGTAACGACTAGTGTACCGCCTGTGCCTCCACCACCTGTATTCACTCTTCCAATTGCCATTAAATGTTCCCCCTCCAACAAAGTATTGTCGGAATAGTTATAGCTGTGTCAGGCACAGATGCAGCATACAAATATACACCGCCATCATAACATGCTGCCACAGGTGCAAAATTGCCGCTTATTGCATCTACAACAGACAAAACAACTTCCGGTATCATGTTCGATAAGACTCCTGTTAGTGCTATAGATGCTCGATATGGATAATCCCCATAAGTGTCATTGGCAACAAAGGCAGCTTTAGCAACAACAACATCTGTAAATTGTAATTTTACTGCATCAGTTGCCAATTTGACAAATGTTATTGACCCGTCCGGAATTGCTTTTTGTGAAAATGTTGAAATTATTCCACAATAAGTTTCATTCGATCTTGTATCTGTTATCATTGAAGAAGTTATGGCAGATACGCCAGCTGGAATAGTGACATAGCCTAGCATTAGCTCATAGGTATCAGTAGTTCTTGTCAAAGGTTTGAAAGATGGAGTGGAGCTAACATCTCCTTGCACAACAAAAAGCTCTATACTCCTATCTGCTTTACTGAATCTGAGAACAACAGAGTCTATTCTAGAATTAGAAGAAGGAGCAACAGCTAAAGTTCTTGTAACAGGAGTATCGTTTTTCACCCAATAACCATTTATCCAAGCATATCCAGCAGCTATGGAAATCTGCATACCAGATGTAGCAGTAATCTTGAAACAATTTGTAATATCGGCAGAAATTCCATTACCAATCAGAGATGCAAAATATTCTGCTAATTCATCTGCACCATATTTTCTGTCATAGTTGCCATTCACCTGCTGTGCATTAAAAAATCCATAGGTTATGCTCATCAAGTATCCCTCCTTTTCAATAAAGTTGTGATAGTAGGAAGAGCCAATCCCAAAACAAGGGATTCAGTTTCTCCGCTTCGGTCTCGACTCAAATCATGTCCTCTAACGATAGCAATTAACTTCACCATCAATTGAGAGTCTTCAACAGTTATAAGATCTCCTAAAAAATAGTCTCTTCCAAATTTGAATGCTTCTGTTCCTGTAAGTTTTAAATTTGCAGAATACTCTTGAAAAACTGGATGCTCCAAAAGCTTGCTCTTTCCTCTCAGCAACAGAGCTGCTTCATATTCTGTAACAGATAGGGTTGTTCCATCAGAATTTGTACTTTGAAGATCTCTTGCATCGACATACAGCTCGCTCCTATCCAAACCAGAAAAATCTCCAACCTGTATCAATTTTCTTTCTGTTCCTTCTCCCTCTCCGGCTACAAGAGCTAGATTGCAATAATCGGAAATATCAAGGGTGTATGCTGAGGTGAAAAATGCTCCTAGCTCTGTAGTTATGCGAACAAGAGAGGATTTATCTGTGGCATCTTTAATAATCAACTTGAGTTTGTATGCATCCTTGTCATAAACAAGTCTAGTATCAAGGTTGTTTTCTGAATCAAGTTTTTCTATCTCATCCCAAACATTCCCATAACTATTGATATACTGTAAAGACTCTCCAAAATCCTCTACTTGTTCTGAAACTATCCCAGGAATTTTTCGCTTGGTCTCTGTGGGATTTATGACTTGGGTATTGACTAGTTCCCGAATTATTGCAGAAGGTTTTCCTTTTTTGACTAGAGTTCCCCAGACAATTCTTTTGCCTATCCATACCATTTCTATGTACCTGCCGGAAACTTCAATGCTCGGAGTACCTGTATCCTCGTCGATTGACTTGTTGATGACTTCAATAACACCAACTTCGTCTCCTTCGATCCAGACCAAGTTCTCTCTTTGTAATAGCAAGGTATTTTCCTCTGTAACAGGAGCATATAGACTGAAAGAACCACCATTCCCCCAAACAGGAGACCAACTTAGAGCTGTGTAATTGTTGACAATCCCGAGTCTTTTCAAGTCCTGTCCAAGTATGTAAACATTAGTCATCTTCGACCTCCAAATACTTTGCAACTACTGTCAAGTAGATACCCAAGACTTCTTGGCCTTCTTCAGCTGAGAATGAAAATGTATTCACACCTTTATTCACATCAATCCAAGATGAATCAGAGCTCATATACTGCATGTAGTTCAGTTCCTGATTGTTTAAAATGCCCTTGACTCCTCGTTGACCGAGTATTGTATCAATTTCTATTTGTTCCCCATCAACTAGAGTCTTCTCTATTTCAAACTTTTGTTGAGTTTCGATGCAGATCACCTTGGGATTTTTAACAGATCCTTTTGCAGTAATGCTTATGATACAACCAGTAGGTTCACCATCGTAATCCAAGCTTGCTAGAGCAGTTGGCTGAGATACTCCCAAGATCCATTCTCCTTGTATCATATGGAATGGGAGAATGAACCGTAAATCTATATAGGACAGAGGAGTTTCTAGCTTGGATTGACTGATCCAAAATGGATTATAAGCAACTCCTGTAATCAAAAACTTACAGACTACATCATTATTTTCTTTGCGAATAGCAGAATACTGAATGGAATCATCTGCATAAAAAGTGAGATCGTATTCCTTATAGGTGATTACGAGAGTATGCTTCGGATTTATCATCTTGTTTAAAATCTTTTTGTAGTATCCAACATCATGAAGCTCATTTGCAACTATCCAAGCAGTGATGGAAATAGTTCTAGTAGAAAAAACCGTGGATTCTATGAATTCTCCATCTTGTCCAGGGAAAGGATATGAACTGTGGTTAGCTTGTACAGGCTCTATCGCTATCTCTTCTGTATACAAAGGTCCAGAGGAGGTATTTATATTGATAGATACTCCTGAAGTTTGGTCTGTTAAAACAATATCTTCAATCATACATTAACCTCCTCAAGCCCTTCCCAAAGCCAATTGTTTTTTAGACTTCTTCAGTGCTCTTGCGGCTTCCAAAGGAGTCAATGCTTTAGGAGAATAGAAATTGTATGTATCACCACCAGTAGATTTGCCAGATCTGTAGGCTGTATTTTCTTCTTTACTGAGGATTGCTTCGCCTTCATGAACCTTAACAAATCTATCAGAACCAACATAGTCCAATCCTGTAGCGAAGCTACCTCCATAAGAATTGACTGCACCACTCACACTGGCAGTAGCACTGGAAAGTCTACCTGCAATCCATGCAACAGCATTCTCTACCCAAGCAACTATGCTATTCCAAACAGAAATCAAGCCTTGCCAAAAAGAGTTGAATATTGAAGCACCAGCATTATACAAAGAAGACCCTATGTTTGTTATTGTAGCGACTATTGTTTGTAAAGCTGTAGCCAACCAACTTGTAATATTGCTCCAAACAGTAGTGATACCTTGTAGCATCTGATTGAAGGATTGTACAGCCCCATTATACAAAGAGGATCCCCAAGCTACAACTGCATTTACAATGTTTTGAATCACAAAAGAAACAGTTTCCAGAATCATATCCCAAACATCTGAAACTGTTTGACCTAAATTAGAAAAGAAGCTGATGACATCCTGTATGGCTTGTCTTATCCATTCAACAGCTGTATTGAAAGCTTCTACTATTGTATCCCAGAGATTTATCCAAAACTCCCTGAAGGATTCACAATTATTCCAAAGGAGAATGAAGGCTGCGACCAGAGCTCCTATTACAAGAATGACTCCTCCTACAACAGTAGTCACTACACCAAAAGCTGCCACAGCCAATTTTACAACCTTTATAACAGTTGTTATAGCCGAAACAATCTTGCCAAGGATAAGCAAAACAGGTCCAATAGCTGCAGCAATGGCCAGTATAGTCACAAGAGCTTTCTTTTGACCCTCTGACATGGAATTTATCTTCTCGGTAATTGACTGGATTATTGAAGCAGCTTTTTCAATGGCAGGCATCAGTAGGTTGCCAAAAGATATTGCTAGATTCTTTACATTATTCCAAAGAATTGACAGCTTAGATGCGAGAGTACCATATCGAGTTTCTGATTCTTGTGTCAAGGCGATGTTTTCATCCCAAGCTGTATTTGCTGTATCAAGAGCATCTGTAAGCAAATCGCTGGCTTGAGACAAGCTCTTGAGCATATCCGATTGACGGATACCAGATAGACCTAGCGCATCAAGAGTGAGAACTGCGGAGCCTCCAGTTTCTTCAAGATCTCCTAAACCCTGAATGAAAGACTGAATTGCTGTTGTAGGATCAGTCTCCCAAGCTCGGACAAACTGTTCAGCAGATATTCCTGCCACAGTAGCAAACTGCTCAAGTTTATCTCCACCATTTGCAACAGCTTTTTCAATGGCGTTGAATGTCTGAGTCATGGCTGTACCACCAGCCTCTGCTTGAATACCGACAGAGGACATGGCTGTAGCGAGAGCAAGAATTTGAGGCTCAGTCAATCCAGCCAGCTTACCACCAGCAGCAAGCCTATTTGCCATTTCGGTGATCTCAGACTCGGTTGTTGCAAAGTTATTGCCAAGATCAACAATAGTAGAACCAAATCTTCCAACATCTTCTGTAGCAGTGCCCATAACGTTCATGATTCGGGCAATAGCAGTTGCAGCCTCTTCTGAGCTCAGGTTTGTAGAATCACCCAAACGAATCATTGTGTCTGTAAAGCTCAGAAGATTTTCAGTGCCTCTAATACCTAGTTGCCCAGCTATTTCCATGACGCCTGCAATATCCGCAGCAGACTGTGGCATTCTATTGCTCATATCCAGAATGCCTTTTTCAAGAGCAGCAAATTCCTCTTCAGTTGCATCAACTGTCTTTCTGACACCCGTAAAAGCGGATTCAAAATCAATAGCAGATTTAGCTGCTGCTGTACCTAAACCGACAAGAGGAAGAGTCACGTTCTTGGTCAAGTTGCTCCCCAGTGTGGTCAATCCCGCAGAAAGACCTTTGAATCTACTTTCCCAGGATTTGGATTTATCTGTGAACGTTTGCAATTGTGATTGGGCTCTCTTGAATCCGGTTTCAAATCCGGAAGTGTCAAGCATGAGATACCCAATAGCAGTCCCAAGATTAAATGCCATGTGTTACTCCTCCTCTCATGTGTAGTTTTTGTACAAATCAGATGGCCTTGAATAGTTTACGATGAACTTGGGCTCTTCTTTGTTGTTCATTTTGCCAATTATGTAAGCACAAGCTTCATCTAAACAAAAAGCTGTATATGTATCAGTTATTCCAAAGAGTTTACTTGGCCTTTCGTTGTACATTTTTGACATTGTGCACAGTTCTATTATCCTTGGACTGTTCACGAAAGGGCTTAAGAGCTTTCACTCCGGTTTGTGAATACTCAAAGATAAACATATACTGTTCATCAGTCAGAGTTATTCCAGCATCCAGTATTTGTTTATATGTGGGTTCAATGAAACAGGCTTCACAAAGCGTATCAAAAACATCAAACACTTTTTGCATAGCTTGCGGATCTGCTTCAGAATCTATTTTCCCATCAATGAAGAGATTATTGGCTGTTGCCAAAAGCTCGTTGGGAATTTTGCCATTCTTAACAAGAGACAACATAGATGGACGACAGATTCTGGCGTAGAAAGGTTGATCTTCAGCAAAGGGAGGAAGCTCTACAATTTGTCCTTTTGCATACTCATTGAGCTGAGTTACACTTGTTATATCATGACTCAAATCAAGTCACCTCCGGAAGATCGTCTACATCGATGTAATCGATTGTATAGGGAGCTTCACCCGTATTCGGGGCAGAGTAGATTGTGTACTCAGGAGCTCTAAACACGTTATCTTCAGAGCTGAGAGCAATAGGTGTACCAGTGCAGTTGGGATATGTAATCCTCTCATAACCAGTAATGATACCAGCGGCATTGTATATAGCGCTGTAAGCTTTGATGATACACACTTTGCCTTTCTCAGCTGAGCCTGCAACCGGAGGAGTATACTGAGCAATGCCAAAGGCAGTTTCAGAATCGGATATTGCTGTTTTCTCAGCAGAACTCCACCACTTAATCTTGCCACCCTGAAGAAGTTTGACAACCTCAGGAATGAACACATTATCCGTCAGAACAAGAGTATGCCCTGTGATGGTAACAGTTTCAGGCTTTTGAGCTATCAGTCTACCCTTGACAACCAACTTGGTAGCATCTTGAGTCTCGCTCTGAACATTGACACCAAGTTTATTGGCTGTATCAAAAATGTAGACTGTAGTATTTTGTCCACTTGCAACTTTTTCCTCTATGGTTACAAGAGAGACGTCTATGGTAGGTATTTCATTACCCTTTTTCACAGTGTTTGCCATAGTGTACCTCCAATCTTAGAATTTACGATAGTTGAGATAACGAGCACTTTTCATACGAGCTTTTACAGTATCGTCTATGTATTCTGCAGTTTCACTATGCATAGGCTTGATCATCGGCACAAGACTCTTCATAGCCTCTTTAACCTCTTCAAAGAATTTATCCATTCGAGTAGGTCTATCTACAGGGACATAACAAAGGATATCGTAGTATGTGACTGTGCTGGAATATGTATTATATGGGAGAGTTTCATCCTCTTTTACAACTACATACTCAGAAGTACAATCTCCTTCGTGTTGCCCTGTAAAATATACCTTGAATCCGGCATTTTCAAGATGCTTAAAAATGTCTTGTCTTCTTGACGCTTCCATACATTACCCCAATCTATCCAAAAGGTTTTCCCATCCCGGCATGATTTCAAATGTACCCACATACTCTATGGTCTTGTCAATTATAGCAAACCGTTTTTCATGAGCAAGCTCAAGCCAGATACCATAATCAACACCATGAGCAAGAGATAGTTGGAATCCTGTACCGGGGATTTCTTTCATATCTCCATGGAGACGTTGTTTTGCATGTCCTGTACGATCCGTCCAAGGTCTATTCGCTTTTGCATTGCTTTCAAGCTTTTTTGCACTTGTCTCAGCATATGCATACATAGCGTTTTGAGTTCGTATTTCAAGATCTGATATACGCTCAAGCATCTTTAATGGATCAAACCTAAATGAATCAGCCATGGATTAACTCCTCGAGAGATATGTCTGCTACGATGTTGGCTTCTCCAATGTTCTTGATTCCTCCTATGATATAGGTATGGTCATTGAATCTCAATTTATCTGTGGTGCGAAGTTGTAATGCATCTTCCCATTGACACAGAATCATTGGAGAAGCCTTTGACTGTATAACAGATCCGTCTGCAGCTGTTTTCTGTTGATAGCTAACGGTCTCATGATACACCCCAATCAGCTTAATTTGAGAATCAGTCTCATCTGTAGGCTCATTGAAATCATTAACTTTATACCGATCAAAGACAAATTCCTGTCCCTGGACTTTGAGGAGTCTTTTGACTTTGTTGAGTTGGAATCTCAGAGCTTCCATGTCTCAATCTCCTATCAACAAGCCAGAATTGTGCGGTCGGTATTTTGCTGCAAGTCTGCGGAAATACTTGGAACTATCTGCTGCACTCAAACCGGAAATGGAGAGAGTTGTGTTTTCGGCTTTTATGAGCAGACACTGATAAGCTGTCAAATCATAATTGCCTTTATTCTCTCTCAAATAGAAATTGAGCTCTTCATCAGAAAAGAACGGGATGGCGTCCTCTCGCAATACAATTTTCAGATCTTCCAGGCTGCTCATATAAACCTCCTCAGTTATTCAGATGATTCTTTATCAGTATGCGGAGCTCTTTCTTGGATCTCACACCGTCATGATTTATCTCAAGCTGATCAGCGTAATCGCAGAGCTGTTCAAAACTCAGTTCACTGAGAGGAATTTCAGAGTAATCTATATCGTCTTCCTCGTCTTCATCCTCAGAGTCCTCGTTCTCCGCATTCTCCTCATCCTCGAAAGCATCCTCCGATTCCGGCTGGGTATTTATATCCCCGAGACGAGGAGTGTCCTCCTCGTGCTCGAGAATGGTGAATCCTTCCGGCTCATAGAAGGTCTTAAATGCCCCTCTGGTAACTGTGAGCTCCATGGATCCATTAGTTATGCGAACCATTGGATCACCTCCTATCAGGTTGCTTGAACATCAAGGATGTATATTTGATCAGCAGTCTCAAAAGAGGGAAGAGAAATCATGGTAACCTTGGTCTCGACATTGACAGGATCAGCCTTTTCAATGGTGGTCACTGCCACGCCGACGTCGGTCAGGGACACATTTGCAACCTTGCCGCCCATGAGATCAGATTCCTCAGGAGTGGTACCAAACCAAGTAGTGCCAAGAGGACCTTCAGGGAACAGGACTACAGTTTCATCAGGAACGAACTGAGTTGCATCGCCGTTGTCATTCTTGTATCTCTTGCTGTAGACGATCAGTTCAAGACCCAGTTCATCCATAAGGTATTGGGACAGACGAGCATCAGACAGAGCGCTGACTTCACCGTTGGAAAGAACGAAGATGGACTTGATGATTTTCTGATTGACTCTGAGATAGCCCCAAGTCTTGCGGGAGCAAATGCCACGAGTGGGACGTACACCAGTATCATCCTCAACCTTGTCCATGGCCTTGCGCAGATCCTCAATAGGATCCGAAGCAGTATTGGA